ATGCGCAAGCTATTAATTGCCACCACGCTGTTATTCCCCGTGTGTTCCTATGCACAGGTGTATAAGTGTGAAGTCAATGGCGTTGTAAAATACAGCCAGCAGCCCTGTGCTGATAATGCAGAGTTAACCCAATATTCAACTGAAAACTCAGTTCAATCTGATCCACCCCAAGTAAACGATAGTGTAACACAAACGGCAAGGCCGACCCAACCTGCAGCTAACCATGAAGCTGAATTGGCACGTATTAACGAGTCAATCAGGAAGCGGAACATCAATACGGAAATTACCCGGTTAACTGCTGAGCGCAATCGTAAGATGCGAGAGCGTGACCAAAAAATGGCACAACTTCGCCGAACCAAGCAATCAGCTGCAAATAATCTGGCCGGTGCCACCTGGGAAGAGTCACTGTCAAAAGAGATGTCTGCAGTAGCTATGCAATACGATACCGACATCCGTTCTCTGGATAACCGCATCGATAGATTGAGAGAGGATTTAAAGCGCGATTAATCAGCTTCTGATTTGTTGCGAGAACCTCAACTGGCTATATGTTGTTCCCGAACTGTTAACATTAAGGGAGTTTTATGGCCAGCTTAAAGGGTGTTTGCGCAGAGGGTTTAGACTGTTTAAAAATCGATGCTTTGTTTAAACGAATAGAGCAATTTAAGTCGTTAACGGTATCAAACCCAGACCTGCTTTGCTTGATGAACTCAGCGGAGGAGCTATTGCACAGGCAGTCAGAAACTGGAGTTATTCATACGACAGCTGTGGCCTTAATAGTGAATGAAGTAGCTAAGCACCCGGACTGCCCGAATTTTCTCAAACTAACCTGCGGTTGCAAGTCGGCACTTTCTCAAACTAACCTGCGGACTTTCTCAAACTAATCGCGCGGCTACAATAAGGCCCACGCTTTTGGCGTGGGCCGAGAGAGGGATTGCCAGCGCCATCCTTGGCGCTGGCCCTCCGGGCCGCACTAAAGTGCGTCCAAATTCGCTCCCGGCGAATTTGTCGAACCGCAGGGTTCGAACCAAGTCCTCAGTTGTAACTGATAGGAAAGAATGAGAAAGCGGGAATAAACAAAATTTGCCGGGAATAACTGGGAAAGCCACGTCAGATAAGGGTTCAGATAAAAACCCGCAAAAACACAGCTGCAGGGTAGTTTGAGAAAGTCGGAAAAAATCTCACCAAGATCCGACTTTCCACCTGGCACACAGTAGTAAACACAAATGAACCTATCTAAAACCGCTCAAAGCCCTTTTAAATAAGGTTTTGGCCGCCGGGAACCTACCACAGAAGAACGCTAATTTAATGCTATATCAGATCCGACTTTACCAGGCTAACTCGGATCTTTGATCCGACTTACAGTTTTAATGATCCGACTTCGCTGCAGCCCTTAATTTAAAAGGGGTTAAGCTGATAGCCTACAGGAAAGCGCGAAAAACTAACTCGGATCGGAAAACAACCCAAGATCCGACTTTCCACTATATATAGCTAATCGTACAAACAACCTTGCCATGCACTTTAACCAGGTCGCGTTGGTCGCTAGAAACAGTTAAAGGCGCACCGCCCTGCCCCTCTGCAACCAGGACAATTGACCCAGCTAAGCCAAACTGTATTGTTCGAACTACCGGGCCAGTACCGTAATCAATCAGATAGCTAGCCCCATCCTGGATGTCTCGGTCTTCTATCGAAATCATCGCAAAACCGACTTTGCCATCTTCGATATTAAACAATACCAAATCTCGCCAATCGATATTAGCCGGTAACAAAGCCTCATCTATATATAAGTAGCGGTCCTGACCAAACAACTTAAGCCTGGGAAGCTTCGCTGCAGGAGTTACACTAATAGAATATGCTTCTTGTTGTTCTGTAACCATCAGATGCTGATCCTCAGCAACCTTACCCAGCTTCCCTGCCAACAATCGCTTATTTAACAGATCGGCAAAGCTGTGGCCCGTTTCTATAGCCAACTGCGCCAGGTAATCCACATCAGGCAAACGTCCATCTTGTTCATAGCCTTTAATCGTATTCACGTGCAACCCGGTTTTCTCGGCCATGGCAGGTCTGGACAAAGATTTGTCTCTTACAACCTTAATGAACTCTCCAAACTCGTTTGAATCCATGAAAACACCAAAAAAAAGACAACTATTTGTCTTTTTTATTCAATGACATAATTTAAACAAGACAAATATTTATCCTGCTCACCTTGCTAAAGACAATTTTTTGTCTTTAAAATGTATATATGCAGACATTTTAAAGGACAAAAAAATGGCCGATCTGGATTGGCATAACGCAAAAATAATTGCGGAACTCAGGATGAAAGCCCAGAAGTCACTCCGGCAATTATCCGAAGAGAATGAGTTATCTCCAAACACCCTGGCTCAAGCCTTACAACGCCCCTATCCAAAGGCAGAACGCATTATTGCTGCCGCCATTGGAGTGTCGCCGCAAACGATCTGGCCATCTCGCTATAACACTGATGGTAGTACTTCGCGCCGCAAAGGCAAAAGAAGCATAGCCAAAAGTAATCCTGATTATATAGCAATAGAATACAAAGGCGGCAAAAAATGACTATGGCGTTGACTGCACAGCAAATTGCAGCAGCCATGTCTGTTGCTGATCGTACCATCAGGATCCGCGCTAACAAGGAAGAATGGCCGTTTGAGCTACGTTCTGGCCGTGGTGGAAGTATCAGATATTACCCTGTCACTGATTTACCAGCTGACGTTCGCTCTGCCGTTATGGCAGGCATACCGCCCGAAGCTACTATCCACGAAAAGGCCAAAGCCCATACAGCTAAAACCGTTGCCAAACAAAAGCTAATCTCAGAAGTTAATCAAAGCCGCAAAGCTGAGGCTGTAATTGCCCTGGCAGGAATGCACGGCAAAGCAAAAGAACGTGCAGAAACAGCGCTTACCATTCTTAAAGCTGCAGAGCAGTTCGCTAAAGTCGCATCGAGCCCAAAAACCGTAGCCTGGCAAAATTTTGTTGCCCTCTATCAAAGCCGACAGCTGGATTTACCCGATGAAATCTATCAGCTAAAGCCAAGCATCGGCTTTAGTACCCTAACCCGCTGGGAAAGTGACTATAAAAAGAATGGCATTACCGCTCTTGCCGGCAACTACGGCAAAAACAAAGGCAATGGTTTAATCGACTCAACGCCAGAACTGCAGTCATTTTGCCTGGCGATGATCCGCGAATATCCGCATATCAAAGGCGATGCGCTATACGAGGCGCTAAACACTGAGTTTGGCAACGACTACACCATACCAGCCCCAGCAACATGCCGCGCCTGGCTGCGCCGCTGGAAAGACGAAAACCAAGAATTGTTTATGTCACTCTGCGATCCAAGTGGCTGGCAGAACAAGCGCATGGTTGCATTCGGTAACAAAGCCTTTGCTGTTAGCAAAATCAACCAGCTGTGGGAGTTCGACAGCACACCGGCAGACGTCATGCTCAAAGACGGCCGTTACAGTATTGTCGGGGTAATTGACGTTTTCACCCGTCGCGTAAAGTGCATTCTACGCCCAACTTCCAACTCCGAAGCCATCGCCCTATTAATCCGGGAAACAATCCTGGACTGGGGCTTGCCGGAAGTCGCCAGAACAGATAACGGCTCAGATTACACCAGCGCGCATATCGTTAGTGTTTGGGATGCACTGGGCATCGAACATGACGTAACCAACCCATACTCTGGCTGGGAAAAACCTTTTATTGAGCGCTTTTTCCGTACGTTCTCCCACGGCATTGCTGAGTTATGCCAAGGCTATATTGGCCATAACGTTGCCGATCGCCAAAAAATCAATGCCCGTTTAACCTTCGAACAAAGGCTGTTAGAGCGTCGTAAAAAGGGCGAAGACAAGATCGCATTAAACGTCGATTTAACAGCAGAGCAATTCGAAGCCTTTATCAATCAATGGATAAACAACCACTACCACCACGCCCGGCACAGCACCCTTAAATGTTCGCCATTTGAGAAGTTTGTTAATCACCAGCAGCAGATCCGCCGCTTGGATCAACCGCAAGTGCTTGATGTGCTGCTGGCTCCTGTACCAGGTAACAAAGGGTTTCGCACAGTTGGCAAAAGCGATGGTATCCAGGTTGAGGGTGGGTCATACGTTCACCCTGAACTGGGCGCCTATATTGGTGAGCGGGTTTATTGTCGCTGGAACCCAAAAGACATTGGCAAAATTTACGTATTCCATGCCGTTAAACACCACTTTATCTGTGAAGCGGTAAACCCTGATATCGCCGGCAATGGCCTGGAGCTGCAAGAAATTGCTCTGCAAGCCAGAGCTATCCAGCGCGCACAACAACGCGAGCGTCGGGCTGAGTTCAAGAAAGCCACCAAACAGCATCATGTCAGCGACATTGCACAGCGGATCCTGAATTCCAAAGCCGAGCAAAACGGCAACCTGTCAGCTATGCCAAAACGCTCTGAGCAGGTCAGTACCAATCTCACCCAGGCGGCCGAGGCGGCTATTGCTGCCAGCAAAGCTGCTGAACCGGCCTATACAGAGCAGCAGCTTTCTGAGTTCGAAAAGCGCCGCAAAGAGCTGGAAGCACTGGAGCAAAAAGCGCCTACCCCTGTTTTTAGCAGCGATGCCCATAAAGCCCGCTACCTCACTGAGCTGAGTGTCAGCACCGATTTACCCGCCGTTGAGAAAGCCTGGTTGCACGACTACCGCCGTCGCAACAAGGCCGCAGCACGCATGCTCGACGACATCTTAACCAGCAAAAAAGCAATCAAGTAACGGAGATACACCCCTATGAAAACTGTAGTAGCCAAAACTAAAAACGTATTAGCAGCATTCGATGCCTATCAAATTTTGAATGATGCCGCGCAATCCGGCACACCAGCTATTGGTATGTTTACCGGCGTAGCTGGCCTAGGCAAAACCACCGCAGGCAGCTGGCTGTTTGTGCAAGCCGATGGCGTTTTAGTGCGCTGCATGATGTCAGACACCTTGGGCACTTTCCTGGAGCGTCTGGCGCAAGAATTGGGATTAGATCAGCGCCAGCGCAAAGCCGATATGCTGCGTTATATCGTGCATGAGCTGAGCATTACCGGTAAACCGCTATTTATTGACGAGTGCGACTACATCGCCGAACGCAAAGACGTTCTGGAAACAATCCGCGATATCTACGACCTGGCAAATGTGCCAATCATCCTGATCGGCTACAACCAGCTGCCGAAAAAGGTAAAGCGCCTGGAGCAGCTTTACAGCCGCATTTCTCAGCACGTGGAATTCCGTCCGGCAGACATGGACGACATCATCACCATGGCCAGCGAAATGGTAACCGATACGGTTATCGAGCAAGACCTTCTAGCTGAGCTGCTACAAGCTTCTGCCGGCAATTTCCGGCGCATCCACACCGGTTTAAGTGCTATTGAAGCCTTTGCCCGCTCCAACGAAATGCAACGCATCAGCGCCCAGCATTGGGGCGATCTGCCGTTCTTTCCTAGCGTGAAATAACTGTTAGGAATGCGCCAAATGAATAACAAAACACTCAGCCAGCGCGCCTGGGAGTGGATTAAAAGTCAGCCAGACTTCGGCAGTGCCGAGCTGGCGACTCACATGGACGTCAGCCTGAAATCCGCGCAGATGGTCATTGGCCATCTGCAGGAACTCAAGGCAATAGAAACCGTAAGTGTTGGCGTTAAGCCCGTGGTTTACCGGGCTGTTCAGGGTGCTACGCCCCACTTACCAGGCAAAAACCAAACTGCAGTTCGCCCTAAAAGCCAACGCCAGAAAATCTGGCAGGCCATGCGCTTTTTGGGCGAGTTCACTATTTCAGATTTAGAGGCTGCCTCAGAAAGCAGTCGCTGCAGCATAGAGCGCTTTATCAGTGATTTAGTGCGCTTCGAATACGTGATCATCAAACGTGGCTTGCAACTTAAAGCCCCAATGGCCCAGCGCACCGGCAGCCAGGTGCGTTATCGCCTTGCAAAGAATACCGGGCGCAAGTACCCCATTGCCCGCACCAACGAACTTTACGACCAAAACCTAAAAGCACTGGTGCCAAAACCAGTACGCAACCCAAAGACCCAAAAGAAACAGAGGGAGCTGAACCATGCAATGGCTTGATTTATTGCGCCAGAAAGTCACCGAGCAAGGACGCCGGAAAGTGGAGGCTGAATTAAATATCAGTAAAACCACGTTAAGCCAGGTACTTAACGAAAAGTACCCAGGCAACCTCGGCAACATCGCAGCAAAAGTAACCGAAGCCTACAGCACTGAGCGGGTTATCTGCCCGGTGCTGGGTAGCATAACAGTACAGCGCTGTGCCACCGAACAAACCAAGCCCTTTGCAGCAACCAACCCGCAGCGCATCAAGCTTTGGAAAGCCTGTCAGAGCTGCCCATTAAATAAGGCCAACAAACCATGAACCCAGCCAACAAACTCGACCAACGCAATGTACCGCTATACCTGCGCGGCCTTGGCTGCCAGGTACTGCGGGTAACCTCGCGCAAATCCCGCGCAGTAATTCAAATCGACCGGCCCATCCCGCAGCTGCAGGAACGGGCCGCCTCATTCACTGAAAACGTTAACGGCCAGCAGCGCCAGGCGTGGTTCGTCCACGTCGATAGCTGCCTGGTTTACTGGCATTAAAAAGGAAACCACCATGAACCTGAACCAAAACACCACTCCAGCCGGTTACTGGCAAGACGCCAAAGGCGCGTTAATTCCAGTCGACAAAATTAAACCTATCGATCGCGCCCGCGACGAACTGGTTAAAGAACTGGTCGCAAAGTCTTACGAGCTAAGCGCTTTGCTTGCGGCTTTTAAACAGCAGGCGTTTGCCGATATCGCGGCCTTTGTGCAGCTCTCTGCCGAAGAGTACAACGCCGAAGTCGGTGGAAAAAAGGGCAACCTAACCCTGTATACCTTCGATGGCAGCTACAAAATTGTGCGCGCCATTAGCGAAAACATCCGCTTTGACGAGCGCCTGCAAGCCGCCAAAGCACTAATTGACGAATGCCTGAAAGACTGGACTGCCGGTGCCAGCTCAGAGTTAAAAGCCATCGTTAACAGCGCTTTCGACGCCGACAAGCAAGGCAACATCAGCACAGCCAAAATCCTCGGCCTGCGCAGGCTGGATATCAAAGACGCGCGCTGGCTCACCGCCATGACAGCCATTGGCGAAGCCATCCAGGTGGTCGGTAGTAAGGCTTATATCCGCGTTTATGAGCGCATTGGCGACACCGACCAATACAGACAAATCCCTCTCGACTTAGCGGCGGTGGCGTTATGAGCATCGCCCGCTCAGAAGAGCTAATCCAGGTCGAAATGGCAGTAGCCATCAGCCTGGAAGAAAAGTACGGGACCAACAACCCAACTAAAACCTACGAGCAAGGCGTCTATGACGCCCTGCACTGGGTGCTGGGCGGCCCCCAACCTCACAACCACATTGAGGAAAAGCAGATGGAATTGAATCAATCCGATGAACGGGTGCTAGAAAACTGGATAGCCGGCACCGTGAAAGCCGAAGTCGTGCCCGAAGTGCCGCTAGTGGATGCCGAGTACGAAAACGACCGCCTGGTACTGCTGGCCCACGAGTCGCCAACCCTCAGCCAAATGGTACGCGACACTCTGGCCGAAATGGACGAACACGGCGACAGCCACCACGCAATTTGGCTTGGCTCATTTCAGGTTGGCCGCCCGCGCACTCAGGTGCAGCTGGTAATCACCCAAAACCCTGACCTTTGGATAGACGAGGACTAAGCCATGAATAAATCGCAGTTAATTAACGAACTGGCCGTGCAGGCCAGTTTAACCAGAGCCGGGGCCGAGCGCGCGGTTAATACCATGCTGAACATCATCACCCAGCAACTGCAGGCCGGCAGCAATGTAACGATTCAGGGCTTTGGCACCTTTAGCCCGCGCCATGCAGCCGCACGAACTGGCAAGCATCCGGTAAGCGGCGAACCAACGCACCAACCAGCCTGCGTTAAAGCAGTGTTTAAAGCATCGCAGCAACTTAAAGACAGCTTAAACCCATAGCGAAACGCCCAGCAGTAGCGGGCGTCTGCCGGTGGTGGTTCACCGGTACTGATGAGCAGCCGAGGATGATATGAAAGAACAATTGCTACAGCTCTTGCTTCAAGCTTTTGACGAACGGATTAAAGCAGAAAAGGATATCAAAGCTGAATGTGAATATGACTCAGCCCATTGGCATCACGCTTTTGGGAGAGTTGACGGTGTGGGTGCTGGTAGATTTATCGTTGAAAAAGTTTTCCAGGAACATGCTGAGCTGATTGAGAGCGCCCACAAACGTAATACAGCCCTAATAGTCGAGCTTAACGAACTGTGCCAACAGCATGGTATTGGCAAGATAGGTGATTCAGTAGTGCAAGCGCTTAAACACTACATAGAGCAGAGCAATGAGTTTTATCAGGCAACTGAGCTCTTGCTTATTAGTGAGATAGGCGATTTCTTTGCTGCACATGGCGGGATGCTTACAGTACAGCAGGCACAACAAGAGCTTATTACACGAGTTAAAAGGGTATGCACGCATGTTAAGTTGCAAGCGCAACATAAACCCCCTGAGCAAATTTGTGAAGGGATCACTGATGGTTTTGGAACCCGCGACACCTGTAAAAAGTGTGTGAAGTTTAAACCGGAACTAGCCAAAGCTATTACGAATCCTGTTAACCCAGATATCTGCCGCTGGCGAATTGCCGGTAAATGCTTTGTCCAGTTTAAAGCCAAGGCAGGTGCAAAATGACAGCAACCAACCCTAACCCGCGCCGCAGCTTAATCACCAAAATCCATATCGCCCGTACTCAGCTGGGTATGGACGATGAAAGCTACCGCGCCAACCTGGCACACTATGGCAACGGCAAAACTAGCAGCACGGATATGACCATACCCGAGCTGGAAACCGTGCTGGAAGCCTTTAAAAAACTCGGTTTTAAACCGGTTAAAAAGCCCGGTAAAGGCCGTTTAAGCCCCAGCTCAAAACAAGGCCCGCAAGACGAGCGCAGTGCTATCCGCGCTATTTGGATCTTTATGCATCGTGCTGGCTTTATTAACGACGGCAGCGAAACCGCCCTTAACAGCTGGGTGCAACGCATGACAGCGCAACAGAACGGCGGCGCTGGCATTAACGAAGTGCAATGGCTACGTGGTGAAGATGCCGCTAAAACCCTAAACAGCTTAAAGCGCTGGGCCCGTCGCTGCCTGTTTGAAGATCTGAAAAAGCGCGGCTATGAGCCACACCCGCAAGATAGCTACGCCTATTTGCTAAAGCGATGGGAGCGCATTAACGGGGCCATGCTATGAAGTTAAGCCGCTGCCCTGTTTGCCATTCCAATATCCACCTGGATCAGCTGGTGGCCGATGAAGCGGGCCGCCAGTTACTCGGCCAGTTCGCCCGCATGAACTACAAACTGGGCGGCAATATGGTCGCGTATCTGGCCATGTTTCGCCCTGCCAAGCAGGACTTAAGCAACACTAAAGCGCTAACGCTGGTGCAGGAAACACTGGCCTTAACCAGTAACCTGCCCGCGCTGGCCGACGCGCTGGAGCAAGCGGTGGCAAGCCTGCAACAAAGCCGCATCAACGGCACTGGCAAGCAACTGACCAACCACAACTACCTGAAAAAAGTGCTAACGGCCCGCCTGGGCCAAATCGCCGAGCAGCAACAACGCGACGGCCACAGCACAGTGGAAATTAAAAATCAGGTAATCACCAACGACGAACACGAGCGCCAAAAGTGGCAACAGCAAATGGAGCGCTACGGGTTAAAAGTAAACAAGGTGCCTAACAATGACTGAACAGCAACTGGATGCCTTTGCCGACGACGATTTACAGCAGCTGCTAATCGACCTGGAACAGCTGCCACCAGAGCAGCGCAGCGATGCAATTAACCGCATCCCAGCCCAGCTGCAGTCGCTAATGGCATTGTTTGAATCTGAGCTAAAGGGCCATGTTAAACAGCCAGAGAACCTGGCACAGCGTCTGGTAATTGAGCTGGCTCACTACCTTGGTGGGATCCAAACCTATATACCGCGCAACGACAGGCTGAAAACACTGCTGCGCAATATCGCCATTTACAACGCCCATAACAAGGGCGCCAGTATTCGCAGCCTGGCAGAGAGCCACCGCCTAACCGATATGCAAATTTACAGCATCATCAAAGAGCAAACCCAAATCGAGCGCGCCCGGCGCCAATTCAAACTGTTTTAAGGAAAAACCATGTTCGACTTTTTATTCAGCCAGGCACTGCGCCCCAGCGACTTTGAACGCCAAACCGAATTCCTGATCCCAGGCTTTCTGGCTAAAAATATGATTACCCTGGTCTATGCCGACGGCGGTATGGGTAAAAGCTGGCTGGCCTTTGCCGTGGCCAAAGCCTGCAGCGGCTACCAGAAAGTAATTTACCTGGACTACGACAACCCGCTAAACGTGCTAAAAGACCGTGGCGTACAAGAAAAGCTAATCAGCAATCGCAATATCTACTACGTGCAGCGCAGCAAAAGCGTGATGTCAGCCCCTGAAATGCTTGACGCCCTGGACGCCAAAGCCAGCGGCACCACCTACGCCAACACCCTGATCCTGGTAGACAGCCTGCGCAACTTTGGCGACGTAATGCACGACGCCCGCGCCATGGCCATCATGGATAAGTTTATGAACCTGCGCGAAGCCGGCGCCACCATCATGATCCTGTCGCATGCCAATAAAGACGGCAAGAACTACCAGGGCAGCAACAATATCCGCAACTCGGTAGACAATATGTACCGGCTAAAAAAAGTCGATGCCGCACCAGGCGAAATCGCCTTTGTGCTTACCCCAACCAAGGAGCGCGCCGCCATTACCGAGTGCGCCTTTAGTGTTCGCACAGCCGATTTACAGCTGCAGGGGATCGACGTAGAAACCGCCCGCCTGAACGCCGACGAACTGGACTTTATCACCCAGGCTAAAGCCGCTATCGCCGACCAACCCGGCATTAACAAAAAAGCCTTGCTGGAACAGCTGGGCTACGAGCAAGACGACAAAACCGCCCGCAATAAACTGGACGCCGGCGAAGGTAAACACTGGCAAAGCAGCAAAGTTAAAGGCGTTTACACCTATCAGCTAATGCCAGATCCAACTGCTACCAGCGCTACAAGCCCCGCGCATTAAGCCAGTTGTAGCACTTGTAACCGTTGTAAGCCTCGCTAGTCGGGGCTTTTTATTTCTGGCAAATAACGCTAAGCTTTCCCAGAATTTACTTAAAAAGGACTTACTATGAAATGGATATTACTTGCGATTGTTGCTTTAGTGGCCGGCTTTTACTTAGTGCCCGTTACCGTTAATGGCTCTGTTTACGTGGTTACCAATAGCCGCGAAACCGTAAATATGCCACTTACAGAGGTACGAGCCTATGACCGGAACGAGTTTCTTAAAGTATGGCGCGAACAGTCGACTTTCCGATTAAATCAAAATTGTGGCATAGGCTTAACCAGCGCAGAGAAAGACCAGATGGACTTACGGCGCTTAAGGGAAGGCCCTAACCGCGTACCAGATTGGCAAGAAATGGACGATATCTATAAAGCGTGTAGCTTCGAAGCATTGATCTGGGACAACCCAAAATATCAGCCGCTGGCTACTCTGGTTACTGATAAAAACGGAGAGTTTAGCTTTAAGTCTAAGCGCTTTGCAGACGTGATAATTTTCTCCAAAGGCTCCAGAAAAGTAATTGGTAACGACGAGAAATACATTTGGCTGCAGAGTGTACCGTCTAAAGCGCTGGCATTTAGCCACAAGGTAGAGCTAAATAATACTAACCTGGTAAATGAACTCCGCGCAGTCGACTATCCAATTAATTAGCAAAACCCTTTAATCCAGCTACCAACCACCCCTTAGCGATACTGACAGTACCCAAGTTACTGTCCGTATCGCACCATGCCAGCACCCACACTTAACACCTACAGCCATGACTTTCAGCACGCCGTTGCCTTTGTGCTAGCAAAAGAAGGTGGCTATGTGCAGCACCCGAGCGATCCGGGCGGTGAAACCAATTTTGGTATATCAAAAAGGGCCTACCCGCATGAGGACATTGCTAACCTTACTGAGCAGCGTGCTGCTTTTCTGTATCACCGTGATTACTGGCGTGCTGTACGCAGCCACGAACTCCCAACCGGCATCGCCCTGGCTGTCTTCGACGGCGCTGTGCAGCACGGCACCGTTACCGCCGCCAGGCTACTGCAAGAAGTACTTGGTGCCAAAGTCGACGGCATCATTGGCCCTAAAACCTTACTGGCCGCCAGACAGGCCGACACCGAATGGCTTATTGCCCGTTACGTTTTACGCCGGGCAAGGCTATACGCACGCATTCAGGCTAGAGATCCAGCGCAAGCCGTGTTTATTGAAGGCTGGTTTAATCGTCTGCGCGACCTCACCGACGCCTGCTGGCAAGTTGGCTATGCCGCTTTTAGCGGGTCGAGGGCCGCCTGATGGGTCGCAACTGGGACTGGAGTTTTAAGCACGGCATCGAGCGCCGGCTGGAAGCCGAAATACTGGCCCACAAAGCCGGTACCAAAATCAGTGCCCCACCGCTACACAGCCACGACGCCACCATGCAAAGCCAATTCGAACGCGGCTGGCATAGCGTCACCCCTGTTGAAATACAGCGCGCCATTAACCCACCGCCCAGCATTGGCGAAGCGCTACGCCAAAACCAACGCCTGCGCGACATCTTAGGGATCTAACCATGGTTAGCAAACTGCTCAGCATCGCCGGTAAAGCCGCCAAGGCCATCGTAATGCACATGGCCGTTAAGTATGCCGCCGAATTGCTGGTAAAAAACGTTATTGCTGCCGCCGAACGCGCAGCTAAACAAACCGATACCGACATTGACGATCAAATTGTTGCCGCCTTAAAAGCCGAGCAATCCGTGATCATTAAGCTGGTAAATACCTCTGCTAAGGATTAGCCGTGCCCGATATGTTTGATAGAGCTGCCGAGCTAGAGCAGCGCCAACGCGATCAGGCGCTAAAGCACGCGCTTAATCGCCCAACCGAAACCCCGCGCCAGGATGAAACAGGCCGCTATTGTATTAGCTGTGGCATCCAAATACCCAACCAGCGGCTGGCTATTGTGCCTACTGCCGTGCGCTGTGTTAGCTGCCAGCAGGAGCATGAGTAATGGACTTTATCCGCGAATGGTGGGCCGTGATCTGGGCCGCAGTACTAACCGGTTTTAACGTTATCCAGCTGCTGCTGGCCAAAACTTATGCCCGGCGCGAAGAACTGGAAACCGTAAATATGGCCGTCGAGCAATTAAAAACCAAAGTGGCCGAGTTACCAGACAGCCGCGAAACCCACCAGCTACGGCTAGAAATAACCGAGCTAAGAGGCGAAATGCACGCCCTGCGCGAGCAGCTTAAGCCAGTGAATCATTTGGCTAACCTGCTGTTAGAAGAACGTTTAAACGTCAGGAGATAACATGGCAATGCAAAGAATTATGCAGGAAGACCGCCGCCTGGTGATCCTGCGTTCGCTTAATGAGTTGGCAGGCTACGAAGCCAACGAATCCATTATTAACCAATGCCTGGAAGCTTATGGCCATAACATCAGCCGTGATGCAGTGAGAGTAGAGCTAGCCTGGTTAGAAGAGCAGCAGCTACTTACCTTACGAGATGTATCAGGCTATATGGTTGCCAGACTAAATAGCCGTGGTGCCGACGTTGCAACCGGCAAAGCCACAGTACCAGGGGTTAAAAAACCAAGGCCAGCACTATGACGGACAAAAAGAAAAACCGTCGTAGCAAAGTGGAACTGCTGCCGCTGGAAATTCGCGACCAGCTTAACCGCATGATCCGCGATGGTGAAATGCTGCAAATTGAAATTGTCGACGCCGTAAACAAGCTGATTGCCAGTAAAGGTTTACCGGACGACCAGCAGCTGAGTAAAAGCGGCCTTAACCGCTATGCCAAACGCATGGAAGATATAGGCGCAAAAATCCGCCAAAGCCGAGAGGTAGCCGAAGTATGGACGGCAAAGCTCGGCAGTGCGCCAACGTCAGACGTCGGCAAGCTGCTGCAGGAAGTGGTGAGAACCCTGGCGTTTGAAACCTCCATGAACATGGCCGAAGACGGCAAACCCGCTGAGCCTAAAGCCATCAGTCAGCTGGCACTAGCAATTCAGCGTGTGGAGCAAGCCGCTATGGCCAGCCATAAGCGTGAAACCGAAATCCGTAAAGCGTTTGCCACAGAAGCGGCCAACGCAGTAAGCGAAGAACTGCGCGGCGAAGACGGCATGAGCGAACAGCTCGAAGATAAGATCCGCAACATTCTATTGGGTAAAGCCTAATGGCCACCGCAACCAAAGCCGCGAAAATCAAAGGGCTTACCGCCACCTCTGCCCCCCGCAAAATTAACCTGCAGGAAGAGATGGAGCTATACGGCGTAGACGTACCGCAAGACATTGGCGATGCGCAGCCCGCCAAAGAAGCGGTGTTTTTGCCCTATCAACAGCGCTGGTTTGAAGACGAATCGCAAATCATGATCGCAGAGAAAAGCCGCCGTACAGGTTTAACCTGGGCAGAAGCTGGGCGCAATGTGATCAACGCCGCAAAGCCGCGTAAGCGTGGCGGCTGTAATACTTTTTATGTCGGCTCAAAACAGGAAATGGCACTGGAATATATCGCCGCCTGCGCCCTGTTTGCCAAGGCATTTAACAGCCTGGCAGAAGCCGACGTATACGAGCAAACCTTTTGGGACAGCACCAAAAAAGAAGAGATCCTGACCTACATGATCCGCTTTCCCAAGTCTGGCCGCAAAATACAGGCACTAAGCTCTCGGCCCAGCAACTTACGGGGTTTGCAAGGCGATGTGGTAATTGACGAGGCGGCATTCCACGAATCATTAGAAGAGCTGCTTAAAGCGGCTCTTGCACTTACAATGTGGGGCAACAAAGTGCGGCTAATCAGCACGCACAACGGCGTAGATAACGCTTTTAACACCTATATCCAGGAAGCAAAAGAAGGTAAAAAAGACTACTCCGTCCATACCATTTCGCTAGATAGCGCTATTGCAGAGGGGCTTTATAAGCGCATCTGTTACGTAACGGGCCAAACCTGGTCACCAGAAGCCGAGCAAAAATGGCGCGATGGCCTGTACAAAAACGCCCCCAATAAAGAAAGCGCCGACGAAGAATACGGCTGTATACCCAAGAAATCAGGCGGTAACTACCTGTCGCGGGTGCTTATTGAAACGGCCATGGTGGCCGATCACAGCATTCCAATCCACCGTTTTGAAGCACCAGAACACTTTGAAACCTGGACAGAGGAAATGCGCCAGGCCGAAGCACAAAAGTGGCTGGAAGACGTTATCAAACCCGAGCTTGATAAACTCAGCTGGACAGACCGCCACGTACTGGGCGAAGACTTTGCCCGCATAGGCGACCTGTCGGTATTCGTGCCGCTGGCCATCAAGCCAGACCTGCGCAAGCGCGTACCCTTTGTTATTGAGTTGCGCAATGTACCTTACAACCAGCAATGGCAAATACTGCTTTACACCTTGCAAGGCTTACCCCGCTTCTGCAATGCGGCTTTTGACGCCACCGGCAACGGCGGTTACCTGGCAGAGCAAGCTGCCCTTAAATTTGGCAGCGAAGCCATCGATAGCGTGCATCTTAGCGCAGGCTGGTATGGCGAGTGGATGCCAAAACTTAAAGCCGAATTTGATTCATTCAACTTGGAGCTGCCACGACACCAAAGCACGCTGGACGACCTACTAAGCATCAAGGTCGTAAACGGCATACCGCAAATTGATAAAGGCCGCCAAAAGGATCTGGAATCCAAATCCGGCAAAGGCAAGCGCCACGGCGACTTTGCGGTGGCTTTAGTTATGGCTATTAGAGCGAGTTGGATGGAAGGCGGTGCCATCGACTTTACCAGCCTACCCGGCAAAACCGACCTCTATGGCCATGTAGACGAAGACGACGACATCACCCAGTCAGCATCAGGCTGCTGGTAACAGGAACCCACCATGAAAAGCACCATAGTAGACCGTTGGGGCCGCCCCTTTGAAGGCGATCTGGAAACCCCGCAAACCGAAGCCGAAGCGCGCCTGGCGCAATTACATCGTCATTATGGCGGCCACCCCAGCAGCGGCTTAACACCCGCCCGAGCTGCGAATATTCTTAAAGAAGCTGAGCAGGGTAACCTGGTTGCTCAATGCGAGCTGGCCGAAGATATGGAAGAAAAAAGCGCGCACATCCAAAGCGAACTGGGTAAGCGCCGCTTATCGCTACTGTCAGTACCCTGGAACATTGTACCACCCCCTAATGCGAGTGCAGCTGAAAAGCGCGATGCACAAATGATAGAAGAGTTGCTACGCTCAGCCGTCTGGCTGCGCGATGCCATCTTTGATGCATCCGACGCCATTCTAAAGGGCTATAGCAATCAGGAACTCACCTGGGAATATATCGAGAAAACCCACGTTATCAGCCAGTGTGAATTTCGTGATCCGTCATGGTTCCAAATAAACCCCGACAAACGTAACCAACTGATGCTGCGTGATGGCTCACATACCGGTATGGCATTACGACCATTTGGCTGGCTAAGCCATACCGCCAAAGCGAAAAGCGGTTACCTCGAACGCCGCGGCCTCGTGCGGGTATTGGTCTGGCCGTATTTATTTGCCAACTATTCTGTCAGGGATCTGGCCGAGTTTTTAGAAATCTACGGCCTACCCATTCGCCTGGGTAAATACCCCAGCGGTGCCAGCGAGCGCGAGAAGCTAACCTTATTACGGGCGGTAATGAGCATTGGCCACAATGCTGGGGGCATTATTCCCAAAGGTATGGAAATCGACTTTCAAAATGCTGCAGATGGGCAAAGCGATCCCTTTATGGCCATGATTGCCTGGTGCGAAAAATCCATATCTAAGGCCGTGCTGGGCGGCACGCTGACCACCCAAGCCGACGGTGCCAGCAGCACTAACGCTCTGGGTAATATCCATAACGAAGTAAGGATGGAGATCCGGGATGCCGATTTAGCGGCCCTGGAACAAAGCTTTACCCGTGATATTGTATATCCCTATTACGCACTTAATGGCACCTCATTTCGTGATCACCGCCGCCATCCCCGTTTACAGTTCGACACAACAGAGGCCGAAGACTTACGCGATCTAGCCTACCCATTGCGTGCCTTCGTTGGCATGGGTATGCAGATACCTAAAGCCTGGTTGCATGAAAAAACCAAAATACCGCAGGCGCAAAAAGGTGAAGACGTACTGGAGATTATCGACACTGCACCTATGCCATCAGCCCAACTCAAAGGCATGGCGGTGCTAAAGGGCAACGCTACTACCCAGTTCGCAGACCAACAAGCGCTGGAAGATGCGCTGGACGCGCTCAGTACTGGCCAGTTTGACGAGCAAATGCTGGGCATTCTAAAGCCGGTATTTGCAGCCGCTGACAAAGGCCCCGAGGTGTTAAAAGCCGAACTGGATAAGCTGTGGCCAGATATGGACGACAGCTTATTAACGCAGCGCCTGGCGCAAGTGCTGTTTGTCGGAGAACTGTGGGGCCAGTTAAATGCCAACAGCTGATCTGCGCTTAGCCTTTGATATGCCACCTGCCGATGCGGTGGCTTACTTTCGCGCCAAGGGCTTTGAAATATCCGACAACTGGTGGGAAGTATGGCAGCGCTCGCACGCTAAAGCCTTTACCGTCGCCAAGGCGATGCGGATGGATGTACTGGAAACCATCCGCAAAGAAGTCGACGCCGCACTGGTCAATGGTCTAACCCCTAAGCAGTTTGTCGATAACCTGGCGCCACAGCTGCAGGCAAAAGGCTGGTGGGGCAAACAAACCTGGGTAGACGAAGCCGGCACCGCCCGCAATGTGCAACTGGGTAGCGCTTACCGGCTGCGTAATATCTACCGCAATAACCTGCAAACGGCCTATATGTCGGGCCGCTACCAGCGCCAGTTGGCCAACGCCAAAGATCGCCCCTACTGGATGTATGTGGCGGTAATGGACGGGCAAACCCGCCCGGCCCACGCCAACCTAAACGGTAAGGCATTCCGTTATAACGATCCCATCTGGCAATACATTTACCCGCCAAATGGCTGGGGCTGCCGTTGCCGCATCCGGGCCCTCACCGCTAAGCAGCTGGAACGCATGGGGCTGCAGTTAGAAAATGGCAGTAGCTATATCGAGGAAATCACTGCCGAGGCGGGCGTTGATACCCGCACTGGTGAAGTGATCCAAGTCGACCACGTACGGCTTAATTTGCCTGGTGGCAAAACCATGACGCCAGATGTCGGCTGGGCCTATAACCCCGGCGCAGCAGCCTTTGGTACGGATCAGGCCGTGGCCAAGAAGCTTGCTACCGTCGAAAGCATCGAGCTAAAAACGCAGCTGGTGCAGTCGTTAAACAACAGCGAGCTACGCCAGGCGCAGTTCGCCAGCTGGGCCAGTAAAGCGCTAGACATGCGCCGCGCCGGCAACAGCGTACAGGCTCTGGGCTTTATGCAGCCAAGCATTCAGCAGGTCGTCGCTACCCGCTTAGGCCGTCAGCCAACTGCCCTGCTGGCAATCGGTGAAAAGCAGTTACTGCATGCCGACAGTGCCAAACACATCGCTCAGGGCAAAGCATTGAGCAAGCCCGAATACATGCAGCTGCCACGCATGCTGGCCAACCCGGAGGCTGTTATCTGGGATAAGGCGCACAATAACCTGTTGTATATCTACCCATCGAGCGAAAACAGCAAGATTAAGATCGTAATCAATACCGGCTGGAAACAGAAGAAACAACAGCCATTAGACACAGTGATTAATGCCTACAAGATAGAAGCGTATCATTTGCTGGAAAGTAACTATGAAGTGCTGGAGGGGACAGTGGGCAGCTAATGGTGGGGGTCGAACCCACATAAACGATGCAAGCACCGCCGCTTTACCATTAAGAGTACATTAGCTGCAGTAATGAGTATAAAACATGACCAATAAAATTACCATCGAACACAATAGCCAGGCGGTAATCGACGTATTGCAGCAGCTGCTGGATAACCTGGGCGACTTATCGGAGCCGATGCAGCGCATAGCCGCAGAGCTGGAAGACGCCACCGAGCAAGCCTTTGCTGATGAGGCCAACCCATCCAGCGGCGAAGCTTGGCCAGTACTGTCTGACGCTTACCTTAAAGCCAACCCCAAGCGCAAGGGCGGCAAGATGCTGCAGGCCAGTGCCGGCGGCCTGGCAGCGAGTATCGCCAGCGAGTACGGCGATAACTGGGCGCAGATAGGCAGTAACAAGATTTACGCGGCTATCCACCAGTTCGGCGGTGAGGATGATATGGCCCCCGGCCCGGCCGCCATCCCGGCGCGTGAGTACCTGGGCATCAGCAAAGAGACCGAGCAGAATATCCTGGATATTTTGGAAGAATACCTGCTTTCGTGAAAACGCGCTAAAACGCTCCAGGTAGCGCTATGAGTTGAAATTGCTATCAGCGTATCAGTTAAAACCATTTAAACGATTCTGGAGCGATTTAAAGGGGGGTTTAAAGAGGTTTTGCTTTTTGTTTCTGAGGCGGTTAAATTCGATTTACTAATAACTACGCCTCGGAGAAAAGGATGTCAGCAGTCGAACAGTTCACCATCAGAACTGACTATACAATCAACTATACAACTCGAACACCAGTACCAATTCCAGATATTATTGAGTCGCTGAGGAATATTGAGAAGCTACTTCACAGAACACCGGCATTTCTTGAGAAGGCTTATCAAGGTATCCAGGTTGTTGACGTTAATGTCTACGTTGAAACCCTGCAGGCTGGTAGCTTATTAGAAAAGTTCATAGTCGAGTATGTCGTTCAAGGACAGGAAAATTATGACAAAGCAAAGGAGGTTATAGCGAAGATGGTTAAGGATAGCACTGCTATTAGAACCGTTGTAGCAATCGGCGTAGGAGCAGCTTTAACCTATGGCGTAATGAAAGCCGTTGGCGGTTCAACGCCAACCACCCATGTCGAAGCCTATAACAACACCATCGTCAACATAGGCGCTGATGTAAAGCTTTCTGGTGAAGACATTTCGCTAATTCTGGAAGGGATGAAAGATAAAAAGCAACTAGCCAAAGAGGCCATTGCGGTTGTTAAACCAGCTAAAGCGGATCCTGCTGCGACTATAGAAATCGCGGGGCAACAGAAACTTACTATCAATAATGACTTCGTTAGGGAGACGCCAGATGAGTACACGCCGCCAATTCCCGAAGAACGAGATGAGTTTTACACAAATTTGCCGGTGCTTATTTATGCCAGTGACCGAGACAAATCGACTACCTGGGCGGGCACCGTTCCAGGTCTGATCGATAGAAGAACAAGCTTTCATCTGGACGAGCGAATCAATCCTGCAGAGCTTCATGGAAAGTTACGTATCTATGCTGATGTGAGAGTAACAAGCAAATACAATAAAACGAAGAAGACCTATGAACCTAAATTGGTTACGATACAAAGGGTCATTAACTCCCAGCCAAATTAGCAAAACGCTTTAATCTACAACCCCCTACCCCATAACCCACAATCAGCCCAGGATAAATCAACACCTGGGCTGAAATGTTTAAACCAACTCAAACCTCACTGGCAGTACTTAGCGCCCAAATTGGCGCAACAGTTACCACTGGCTATGCCATTGCGGCACTTTCCGGCGAACTGGCCAGCGAAGATGGCTGGTATCAACTTCTACCCGACGGCGAATTCAGTGCTATAGATGGCCGCCCCTTTGATGTGCCAGGCGGCAAGTGGAAAATGAACGCTGATATCGCCGCCAGGTTAATTCAGCGCGCCCAGCTGCGCGCTAATGATCTGGTCATCGACTACGAACACCAAACGCTTAAAGCGGAAGAAAACGGCAAACCTGCACCTGCTTCTGGCTGGTTTAAGGAAATGCAATACCGCCCCGGTAAAGGTCTGTATATCAAACCCGCCTGGCTAAGTGCCGCTAAAGCGCTCATCGATGCCAAAGAGTACCGTTACTTATCTGCTGTCTTCCCTTACGACAAAGCTACCGGCGAGCCATTAGAGATCCAAATGGCTGCGCTTACCAACTACCCAGGGGTAGATGGCATGGACGCCATAGCCTCCCTGGCTGCGAAAAAGTTTACCACTACCATCAACCCCCAACAGGGAGAACCACCCATGAACCCACTGCTACAGCAGCTGCTGGCGGCAATTGGTATTTCCGTTGCAGACGGTGCCGAGCCAACCGCAGAACAAGGTCAGGCAGCGTTAGCCGCGCTTACTGCCTTAAAGACCAAAGCCGATAGCGCCGAAGACCTCACCACGCAGGTTGCTGCACTTAAAGCTAATCCCGGCAATATCGACTTGGCGAAGTATGTGCCAATTGCAACCTATAACGGCGTAGTCAGCGAATTGGCAGTTTTACGCCAGCAAACCACTACCGATACGGTAGAAAACCTGATTGAGCAGGCACACAAAGACGGCAAGGTTGTTGCCGCAGAACGTGACTACCTAACTCAGTTAGGTAACCAGAACGGCGTGGCTGTGCTGAAAAGCGTACTGGCCGCCCGTCCAGCTATTGCCGCATTAAGCGCCACCCAAACCACCCAAGTTAAGGTGGTAGACAAGGTGGCTGACGAAGAACTTACCCAGGAAGACTTAGCAGTACTGCGGGCCACTGGCCTCGACAAAACTGCGTTCCTGGCAGCTAAGAAGGCGAAATCAGCATGAGCATCGCAAAACGCATGGGCGTAAAGCGCTCCTATCCGGTAGCAGCCGCTACTTCCCTACACGTTAACGCTATTGCGGTATTGGCTGCAGGTTTAGCTGTCGGTCTGGCGGCAGCTACAGGTACAGAAAAATGTGCCGGTGTTGTTACCTTTGCCGTCAGCAACCCAGGTAGCAACGGTGCCGTACGGGTAGAGGTAGAAGCCGGTGAGCACAAGTTTGCCACCACCGACATTGTAGCCGCTGATGTGGGCGCTACTGCCTACTTCGTGGACGACCAGACAGTGTCGAAAAGTCACGCTACCAACAGCCGCCCCATTGCCGGAAAAATTATCCAGGTAGATGACGACGGTGTCTGGGTAGAGCTGGGCGTGTAACGCCCGGTTTAAACCGAATTTAAACCTGCTTTAAGGAGCAAGAAATGCAAATTACACCACAGACACTCATTGCGCTTTATACCGCTGTTAGTGCTGCATTTAATCAGGGGCGTAGTACCTATACACCTACCGGTGATCGTATTGCTACCACCATCCCCTCTACCACCGCCCAGAACGATTACAGCTGGATGGGTGAGTTTAGCCGCCTACGTGAATGGATTGGCGAGCGTCAGATTAATAAAGCCAAAGTGCATAGCTACGCCATCAAAAACAAGAAGTTTGAGGCGACTGAAGGCATCAAAGCTGAGTACATCGAAGACGACCAATACGGCATTTTGATGCCGAAGTTCCAGGACATGGGTTATGCCGCAGCAACCCATCCAGATGAACTGCTCTATGCCTTATTAGCAGTAGGCTTTACCACCCCATGCTATGACGGCCAAAACTACTTTGATACCGACCACCCAGTGGGTGAAGAAGGTCAGGAAGTGTCGGTCAGCAATATGCAAGCTGGCTCTGGTAGTGCGTGGTTTGTGCTGGATACCCGCCGCCCAATCAAGCCGCTAATTAAACAGCTCCGTCGCGACTATCGCCTGCAGGCAAAAACCGATGCTGGTAACTCTGATCATGTGTTTATGCATGACGAATATCTGTATGGCGTAGATGCCCGCCTAAACGTCGGCTTTGGTTTCTGGCAGATGGCTTTTGCCAGTAAAGCCGATTTAACCGACGACAATCTGGATGCCGCTATCGCTGCGATGATGGGATTTAAATCAGACAAAGGCCGCCCACTTGGAGTGATGCCTGACCTGCTGGTATGCGGCCCATCTAACCGAGCTAAAGCCCGCAAAATTATTGAAGCGGCGCAAAAAGTCGGCGGCGAAAGCAACACCAACTACAAGGCGCTCGACTTGTTAGTCGTGCCCTGGCTGGCATAACCACCACCGCAAAGCGCTTAGCCGGAGTAGCGCCCGGCACCCTTACAGCCCATACAACCGCTACAAGCGGCTAATTGGAGAGACCATGAAATGGCAAAACTACTTTTCATTATGTGCGCGGCACATACGGGATATCGCCGAGGCGGTGTCCGCTTTACTAAAGGTCAGAACACTATTGACGCGGAAAAGCTCTCGGCAGAACAGCTGGAACAAATCAACAACGACCCCCTACTTGTTGTGGGTGAATTCGCAGATCCCAGCTTGCTGGCGTCGCTGGACAAACCGGCTGCAAAAAGCCTGCTGCCTGAGACAAATCAAGGTAGCGACACGCAAGGGGGGCTGGGCGACGGAGCATTATCAGCCACTGTAAACCAGGACAAAGTATTAACGCTGGAACAAGCAATTGCGCTATTGGAGCCAGGCAACAAAGACCACTTTACCAATGGCGGCCTGCCGCAATTAGATGCGTTGGAGAAGTTAGTTGGTCGTAAGGTTACCGGGCAAGAACGCAGTGATGCCTGGACAGCGTATCAGGCCAATCTGGCTGGTAACACTGGAGCTCAGCAGTAATGTACGCCTCTGTAGCAGACATGATTAGCCGGTTTGGCGAGCACGACTTAGCCCTGCTTAGCTGGCGTGAAGGCGCCGCCGATGGCGAAATCAACACGCCAGTAGTCGAGCAGGCATTAGCCGATGCTACCGCCGAAATTAATGGCTATATCGGTGGCCGCTACAAATTGCCCTTAGCCCAAGTACCAGCAGTGCTGACCGGCCATTGCTGTTCTATTGCTCGCTATCTGTTAAATGGAGATCGGGCACCAGAACAAGTAACAGACCGCTACAAAGCAGTGATTCGGTTTCTGGAGGCGGTAGGCAAAGGCGATCTGCAGTTAGGTTTAGCTGACGACCAACCGAGCCAGCCAACCGGCACCATCGCGGTAATGCAATCTGATGGCCTGGTGTTTAGCCGGCGCAACAGCAAGGGGTTTATCTGATGCACGACATCGGCGACAACTACCTGGCTGCAGAGCAGCACCTAATAGATGTAGCGAAAACCGTAACCGGCTTTCGCCAGGTGTATAGCGCTAACGATCTGGCTGAGGTTGAAGAACTCAGCCAGGTTACCCCGGCCTGCCATGTTATTTACTTTGGCGATGCCGTACCCGAGATTGCCCAGGGCGGTACTTACAGCCATGTAACCCAAACCTGGTTGCTGATTATCGCAATTCGCCAGGGCCGTGGCCAAAACCCAAACCAGGAAGCGGGCAAGCTGATTAAGCAGCTGTTGGTCGCACTACACGGCAACAGTCTGGTTGACGACAAGCATGTATTAACCCGCATTAATTCACCGGCAAAGCCCCGCTACACCAAGGGCCACGCCTACTACCCGTTGGCGTTTAACGTCAAATTTCGTTTAAAAGCGTAAAAGGAGATCGCCCATGAGCGGTTTAATGTTATCAGGCAACATCTTTATTGATCGTTTAACCGACACTGGTCAAAGCACTGGTTTAATCGGGCCGATCAACGTCACCCAGCTGGCGATTAACACCCCAAGCAACGAAGCCGTACGCACCAGCCGTAAAAAAGCCAGCTATGGCCAGGCGCTGGACGTCGTAAAAACAGCAGCCCCCACTGAAATTACCATCGCCTTCGACGACCAACCGGCAGAACTGCTGGCAATGGCGTTACTGGGTGATACTGCAGTCATCAACCAGGGCAGCGGCACAGCTACCGATGAAGCGGTAACGCTGCCAGCCAATCAGCGCTGGGTACAACTGGCCCATAGCAACCTGGCCGAGGCGGGCATTACTGGTGCCATTGTGTCGCCGGCAGGCCCACTGGACGTGGCAGTAGACCTTGAAATTAACTACGCCGCAGGCTTAGTACGCGCCAAAAAAGGTGGGGCAATGGAAGCCGGTGGCGCCATTACCCTAACCTACCAGTACAACGCCATCAGCGGTATGGCCGTTAAAGGTGGCCTGCGCCCGCAAATTCGCGCCCGTATTGTCGGCGACATGAAAAACCTGGCTACCGGCAAAAACGCCAAGCTCGAAGTGCCCGAGGCTAGCCTGGCACCTACCAACCCGGTCGACTTTATGGCAGCCGAGTTTGTTAGCACCACCCTGGGCGGCAAAATCAAATTGCTGGAGGGTAAAGACGCCCCGTTTGAGTACCACGAACTGTAAGGCGTTACCTGTACCAACAGTGAGGCCACCCGGCCTCACTTTTTCCAAGCCAGCTAAATGAGCATCGCATGAGTAAGAACCTGGAACTCGCACTAAAAATAGCCGCATCGGTAACCGGTGATAAAGACCTCGCCCGGATGGCTGAGGCTGTGCGCGATGTGGGTAAAGGGGCTGCAGATGCCGATCCCAAAGCTGATGCCTTAGCCAGTAAGCTGGACAAACTGGCAGACCAACAAAATCTGATTAAAGAATTCGAGCAAAGTAACAAAGCGCTCGATGCAAATACCATGGCCGCCTACGCGGCAGCCACTCAGCTCGATAAGTTACGTAACGAAGCCCAGGACAGTGGCAAGCCTTTCGTTGAGCTGGCAAAGAACATCGACATTGCCGAAAAGCAGCTGGAGGAAATGCGGGTAGAGCTGGCCAACCAGGCATCGAACCATGACCGCCTGCAACGCGAACTGCAACAAACCGGCGTCGACACCCGCAACCTGACTACCGAAAAACGCCGGGTTCAAAACGAGTTTAAACGCGCATCTACCGACGTTAAAAAACTCGGCGACGACTACCTGCGTGCTAATGGCCAGCAACGCACCTTTAGCCAAGGCGCTGCTAACGTTACCTCGCGCCTGGTAGCACTGGCCGGTACTTATCTTGGTATTAACCGCCTTTGGCAAACACTGACAGGCATTTTTACTACCGGCAGCCAGTTTGAAAAACTCGATGTGCAGTTCAGCGCCTTAATGGGCAGCATTAAAGGTGGCGAAGCGGCTACCGAGTGGGTAAAGCAATTCGCAAAAGATACACCACTAGGTTTAGAGGAAGTCAGTAAAGCCTTTGTACGCTTGAAGGCTTTTGGCCTTGATCCAATGGACGGCACCTTACAGGGTATCGTCGACCAGGCTTTTAAACTCGGTGGCGGATTCCAGGAGGTCGAAGGGATTTCCCTCGCACTGGGCCAAGCCTGGGCCAAACAGAAGTTGCAGGGCGAAGAGATCCTGCAGCTAATCGAGCGCGGTGTGCCTGTTTGGGATCTGCTGCAAGAAGTTACCGGCAAAAACACCCTGGAGCTGCAAAAACTATCCGAACAAGGCAAGCTGGGCCGCGATGTCATCAAACAGCTAATGGAAGAGATCGCCCGCCAATCTGCTGGCTCTGCTGCTGCGAATATGACGTTACTCTCTGGCCTGATCTCTAATGCCAAAGACAACATTGCGCAGTTTTATAATATGGTTAGCAGCTCTGGCGCCATGGATTGGCTAAAAGAGCAAATCGCCGGCCTGAATGCCGAGTTTGCCGAAATGGCCGCCGATGGCCGCTTGCAGGAATGGGCACAACGCTTTAGCGACACCATAGTGAGTGCCGGCACCTTGATCCGCGACACCGGCGCAGCGCTGTATGAGTTCCGCGAAGAAATCGGCTGGGTAGCCAAAGCCTGGTTAGCGCTAAAAGTCGGGAGTTTTCTGGGGGGCGTTGTCGATGGCGCTAAACTCGCGATCCTGCAACTTAAAGCCTACGTTACGGGCACTAACACCGCCGAGGCTGCCACCCGCAAACTAGAACTCACTGCCAAAGGCTTCTTTAAAAGCCTGGGCACCTTTATTTTACTGCTGCCAGTACAATGGGCCCTGGAGCAGTTTGTAAAACTCAAAGATGCAGCATTTGACTTACTTGAAGCTCAACGTGAACTTGAAAAATCAAAAGTCAGCTTGGCTCGCGCCCAGCGGGAACTGACAGTCGAGTATGAATCGCTCAGCAAAAGTATTGGTATGCAAATTACCAATATGGAGCAGCTGCTGGAAGCCGAACGCGCTGGCCTGATCGTTTACGATGAAAAGCTGGGTGCCTACCGTAAAGCCAAAACCGCATCAGAAGAGCTGGCAGCCGCAGAGCGCGAGCAAGTCGGCCAGTTAAAGCTTACCGCCCAGGAAGCGGCAGCAGCTGCAGAGCGGATCTTAGCGTTAGGCGATAAATATGAGACCACCGGTGTTTCAGCTGAATCACTTAACAAGCAAATCAATCTGGTAATTGAAGCGCTTAAAAACTCTGGCGGCCAATACAGCGAGCACATCGCTCAACTTGAGCAGATAGCTCAGAAAAACCGTACCAACGCTTTGCTTTATGAAGAAACTCAGGCGCTACTGGGCAACACTGAGGAAGCGTACAAGGCTTTGGGCATCACGTCTGTTGATACCTTAGAAAGAACAGCGGCTAAAGCTCAGGCTGCATATAACATTATTAAAGAGGGCGAGGCTCCTTTAGAGATCCAGCGCCAGGCATTCCTTAAATTGTCCCAGGCAGCTATTGAGCTTGCCAACAGTACTGGCCAGGTAGTACCGGAAACCCTAAAGCTGGAAGCTGCCAACCTGGGGCTGTCTGACTCCCTAAAAAGGATGATTGAGAGCCAGGATAAAAGTAAAAAAAGTATCGAGGATCAGAGTACTGCGCAAGGCAAAGCTCAAACCGAAATCTCAAGAACCCGAGAAGCAATTGAGAATTATCGCAGAACGCTGAATGATGCTAAAACAAGCTCAGAGGCCAAAAAACAAGCTGCAGAGAAACTAGCTGAAGCCGAATCACGCTTGGCCGAGCAAACCAAACGCCTTAATCAGATTAAAGAGATCGAGGCGGCCACTTACGTGCAGCTGCAGCGCAAACTGGCAGAGTATACAGAGCAAATGGAAGCGCTGGATGCCCTGTACCAATCTAACGGCATCAGCGCCCAGGAATACATCCAGCAGCGCGAACGCTATGCCGACGTGATCGGCATTATCCAACGCATGCTGGCTGGGCTAAGTGATGGCGAAGAAGAGTTACAGGGCGATACCGAAAACGCAAACCTGTCGCTCGCCGAGCAGCAACGCCGCCTGGAAGACCTGGCTGAAAGCTCGGGTAAAGCCACTCGGTACATCAGCTTACTGGCCAATGCACAGCAAGCGATGAACATGGAATTTAATTTGGCAGATAAGTCTGTTGAAGAACTAAATGCCAGAATGCGAGAGATTAACGGGCAAATATCTCAAAACCTACGGGTAACAGGTGCATGGTGGGATGATTTAGCCAAGGCGAGTAGCGAAGCCCTAAAGCGCGAGCGCACAATCATTAATGAAACGATTCGCATGCGCGAGTTTACAGAGCAGCTTGGCAGTGCCTCGCTAACCATGGCTCAGCTAAGGAATATAACCAACCAAACAGATCGCAGCTTTCGGGAGCTTGGCGAGAACGAAATGCGCGGTTTGCGCCAGGCAATTACTGACGCCGAAAACCGCCTACTAAGCTTCCGCGACGAACTACAAGGCACCCTGCTTTCACTCCAGGACGAATTCGACCGCCTCAACAACAACCAGGCCGCTATCGAAAAACGCCGTTACGAGGCCCAGGTAGCCGAGCTGCGCGAAAAACTAAAAGCTGCCCAGGCAAGTGGCGACAAAGAAGCCCTGGCAGCAGCCCAGCAAGCCCTTAAACTGGCCGAAGATATCTACAAAATTAAGCAAAAGCAGCTGGCCGAAGAAGCTGCGGCAACAGGCTCAACAACCACCACGCGCCGCACCACTACAACTACTACCAGTGCTACAAGCCCCAGCACTGCCGCGCCTTTACCGGTTGTAGCCCCAACAGGAACCGCACCGGTAACCAATGGTGGCAATACCAAAACAGTGCGCTTAGAGCTGGCCATGCCTGGCCGAACTTTTACCGCCAGTATCGACAGCCTAGAAGCAGATCGCCTGCTCGCCCAAATCGAGCGTGCCCGGAGTACCAGCTTATGATTATCGACACGCTAACCGTGCCAGATATGCCCTGGATTAACGAATATAGCTGGAGCAGCCGCACCGCCAATGCCCAGTACGCCAGCAGTGGCGCTCTTATAGTAGAAGTGGCACAGCGCCAGGCGGGCCGCCCTATTGTGCTGCAAGACGACATGCTAACCCGCGCCACCGTAAACGCCTTAGTTGCCCATGCCGAAGCCACGCCAGGTGAATTCGATATCACCCTGGGCGACGGCCGCAGCTTTACCGTGATGTGGGATTTTAACGCTGGCCCTATCAGCGCCGAGCCACTGCAAAACGAAACCGACCCGGACAACACCAGTTTATTAATGGGTGTAACCCTGCGATTTATGACCATTTAAAAGGCGCTTAACAATGCTAAGAACCGACTTAAAAATCTTCAAATCCCAGCGCATGACGCAAAACCCCAACGGCGGCGGCCAGCGCACTGCAGCGCAAGTGCAAAATGCCAAACTGAATGACGTTTTCAGCAATATCAGCGCCATCGACCACGCCCAAAGCGCCGTCGACATCGTTAAAATTTACCCAGGCGTCAGCACAGCCAACACCCAGCTGCTACAAGATGCCCATGTGCTAATCAACGAGCCGCCGGAAGATCCTAAAGTCGACATCATTATGATAGAGGCACCGGGCATTACCGATGCCAGCGTTCGGAGCGACATCATCAATGTAATTGAATCCGGCGTATCTGCTGGCCTGTTGCTGCGCTCTGGCCTTTCCGAAATGGCACCTGGGCAAAACATCATCAACGCCTTTGATATCAGCGGCAATGCCGGTGTAAACGAGCAGCCTGTAGTCAGCCTTACCCCCGGCAGCATCATCTCGATCTCGGTAGAGTACACCGGCGCCGAAAACGTTAACTTTCCGCGTTTTACTCACTTTGCCAAAGTTGTTACGGCAATCCTTGGCCAGAACGTAACCTTTGAACCGGGGATCCCCTTTAATACACCGGGCCGCGATACTGTAATTAACGGCCAGGCACGCTGCACCCGGCTGCGCGCGGTAACAGTAAACGATAGCGTTATCTATCACGGTTGCACCCGCCTTACTGCGCCTGTAACCGTATCCGCGCAAACCTTGCCGGTGGCAGAAACAAGTGGCCAACTGCTGCCACGCTTAACGCAGGCGGTGATCCGCGCCGCCACCAAACCCTTTGAAAGCATTAATGGCCTGCAGCGCAAAGAGCTGATCACCCCAGCTACCGGCATCAACTACAGCCTGGACATCCCCGATGCTGCCGATCTGGCCAGCATCAACTTGGGTGGCGAACCAATGTGGGTGGTTAACTACATTAAAGCCGGGCAGGTTAAGCGCCGTACGTACACCAATGCATCATACTCAGGCACCACCTTTAGCTTTTCGTTATCTGAGCAACCAGACAACGGATCTGACATCTTCATCTATTACTTCAGCTCCGATGTTTACCAAATGTGGGCAAATAGCACCTCTATGCCTGCGGGCTATAGCGTTGCCCAGCAAACCATCCGGGGTACTATCGTATTCAGCGGCAACATTCGATCGGCAGAGTGGCGCACCGACGGCGTATATGCTCAGGTGTCGGGCACTACTTGGCAGCTGGCGGCATTAGTCAGTAACAATGGCTCGGTGTCTCAGTACGTAAATGGCTATAGCGATCTGCAGTACACCGCGGTAATTCAGAACGATGCCGGCACCGGCGTTACAACTACCAGTCTCGAATTTGTACTGGCTTACGACGAGATCATTACCAATACGCTTTACATCACAGCCCAGTTAGCTGCCGGCGGCGCTGTCAGCGCCTCAGCCGATGCCAATGGCACCATTAGCGGCGTTGGTGTAAGCGGCACCGTAGCCAATGGCGTGGTATCGCTTAATTTTACTAATGCCATTACCCGCAGCAGCCTAAGCTATACCGTTACCGAGCTATTGCCGTTAACGCCGCCGGCATCGCTGTATGGCATTAACCAGCTGCGCCTAACCAATAACGGCCGGGTGCCAATTTTCAGGCCCTTCGGCGTGGTAAACATCAGCCACAACCAATACAGCACAGCAGCCGACTTACCGAACGGCACCACCTTAAACCAGCGGGCCAACGCCTTCATTGATATCGTCGACAGCACCGGCGCCTCGCTGTGGCACCCGTTGGATGCACACTACAGCTACAACAAAACCACCGGCGTAGTAACCATCGTTAATGCCAGCGACTTTACCGGCCCGTTTGAGATCTCCGACACCATTGCCGAAATGGCGCAGGTATCCGAAGTTACTGAAAACAGCCTGGCAATTACCGCGCCGCTGTTTCAGGAATATCCGGCTGGCAGTGTGGTAAGTAGCGTAAAAGAACTGGGTAACCTGCAAGCCACTGCCAATGTCTTGTTCGATATGACTACCTGGAACAACGTTTGGAGCGACAGCATTACTGGCGCCCCAGCTAATGCCAACTTTAATGAGCTGAACTATCCGATCGAAGTCGAGAACCGCAGCGCCATTAACGAGCGCTGGGTAATCGTGTTCACCAGCTCCAGCGCCTTTAACTGCATTGGCCAGGGCGTTGGCTTAATTGCCCGCGGCGATAGGTTAAATGACTTTGCCCCCATTAACCCCAACACCAACCAGCCGTACTTTGTGATCCGCAGCCAGGCATGGGGTGGCGGCTGGAACGCCGGCGAATGCGTACGTTTTAACACCGAAGCGGCAGCCAAACCACTGGTTATGCTGCGCTCCGTCGGCGCCGGCCATAGCCAAATTGAGCAGGACAGTATTCGTTTACATTTCCGTGGTAATGCGGATTAGGAGAGTAGTTAAATGGCTTCATATCCAGTAACCGTTTTTCGTTGGGACGATCCGGGCGCGCCTCAGATTGGTAACGGTCGCGCCAGTGACATAATCAACATCTGGCAAAAATGCTTGGTTGATGGGTACGGTGATAAAGATCCCCTTGGTTGGACCCGGCCATTTTATGACGCCCCAACACAACGTGCTATTTTCAGAAATAGCGTGGCGGCAGGCGGTAGCGGTGGTTATGTTCAATTGCAAGCTGCAAGCGGGATTGACGCCGACTATCAAGATATGAGAATGACTCCAGCAAAGTCATTTGCTGACGGCAATATAATTCAACCTGGTTTTTTTCACACTTTCAGAGTTCAGAATTTATCAGGTAACAATAGACTCAATAAATGGATGGTAATTGGTACTGGGTCTAGCTTTTACTTTCTTATTATCCCAAATAATGTACCAATATTTGCGGGTAATTGGTGCCCCTCGATGTTCGTAGGTGATATTTTCAGCAGGATACCAAATGACGCTGGTAGATTTATTGTATACGCCAATACAACCGGGAATGGAAATCAATCTAGCACAAGCTTCCAATCAACTTTAGGCATTTTTGCCAACTCTGAAAGCTATTTAGGTTCGTATGGTCTAAACCTGAGACTATACGACTCAGATAATTCTAATAGTTGGCAGGATTACCGAGCAGTTAGAACTGGCCCGACAACTGGTACTTTTGTAGTTGCAAGCTTATCGACATTAACGCAATTATTCCACCCGGTAGCATTAACCACCTCTAGTACCTATATAGGTATCCAAATGAGTAGCGATAGTGAAATAGCTCTAGCTACTAAACCTGCTTTCAGGGGGTACCTGCCTGGTCTATTTACTTCACTGTTTCCTTACCCTAACAATACCCCTTGGCCATTTGTTGTAGACGATACAAACTTTACTTATTGGATACTCCATGCGCCAAGTGGAGCCGTATCAACATTTATTCAATCGGACACTTGGTATGATCCATTTAATTAGGTATGCAAAACCGCTTACACCTGAAAACATTGGCTTAGTCGAGTTAGATTTTGATGCCGATGCCGAGCGCTATGGGGTAATAGATCGTCGTAATATGAGTATGCTTTGGGTTGGTCCGGTGCCGGCAACCAATCCAGCAAGAATTATCGTGCCTATCGAGTACACGACCAGCAACAACCTATTAGTTATGATCTTCGATGATGCCGGCGATCCACGCTATAACATGGTAGGCAACGACATGGTGCAGGCCAAGCTGGTAGATGCCAGAACGGTAACAACTAACCCATGACTGCCATCCAGCTCCGCTTTCAATACCTGAACGGCGGCACAACCAGCCCACTGGTGCTGCGGTTTGATGGCGAACCGCCACCACCAGAGCCTGATTTACTGCCTAATACCATTATGGTACTGGCTGCCCGTTATGGCCGCGCAGCAATACAGCAGGCACAGCTGCATGCCCGTTGGCGTTCAGCAAACGATTTACACTGCAGAATGCAGATCCGCTATAGCGCCGAATCACCGACTACGCTGCAGCTAACTGCACCCTGGCGGTTACCTCAGCTAGAGGGTATTCAGGCGGTGCAAAACTGGCAGCGCTCGCCAATCCTTGGGCAAAATCTGCAAACAAACTGGACGCAGTTGCCTCTGCAACAGCATGCCAGAATGACTAACTGGCGGGTAGCGCCAATTAATCAGCAGCACTGGTTGGCCAACTGGCGCCGCTCCGCAATTAAAGAGCGAATAATAAGCACCAGCTACACCTATCCAGGTATTGTCGACCAGCGGTTTGATCTGGTTTGGAGCAGCGGCGGCGGTAGCGTAACCCGCTATTATCGGCTGCCATACGGCCCACGGCCGCCAAGCTATATCTGTACTCAGAATTACCGGCCACCAACCGGCAAATTCAAAATGAAGTTCTTTGATCCTGCCACGCCGCAGGCCGGCAGCGTAACGCTGCGCTTTAGCAACGCCAATAACCCAATAATTTGCGATCTGGACATCGGCGGCGGCCTAATCCCGCCATCGCCAGACGTACCAACCATCGATACCACAAAACCCATCCGGCCACCGCGCCGCAGGAGCTATATCATGCAGCCAGAGTTACGCTGCTATCGAGTCAGCGACAATCAAGAGGTCAATATTTTTAGTGCCTCGCTAAGTTTCAGCCGCAGCAACTGGGCCGCAACTATTAGCCTGGCATGTGGTAGCCGGGGCGATAAAGATATGCTCTTTGCCGGTGGCCCACAGCTGTTTAAGTTAGTGGTAAATGGCTATGAGTTTTTCGGTCTGGCAGAGCAGCCAACTGTTAGCCATCAATTTGGCCAAACAGCCTGGACAGTAAATGCCCGCAGCAGCATCGCCGCACTGGCCAGCCCGCACGTTGCGCCGCGCTCTTACACCAATAGCACAGCCAAAGGTGTGGCTGCATTAATTAGCGACGAGCTGGCCGGCACAGGCTGGACACTTGACTATCAAATGACAGCTTATAACGTACCTGCCGGCGCGTTCAGCTATCAGAACAAAACCAAGATGGAAGCCATCGCCCAGGTAGTGTCGGCCATTGGCGGTATGGTCTATGCCGACGGTGCTACTAACACCCTGATCGTGCGCCCGCGCTGGCCAGTTGTGCCCTGGGCTATTGCAGCAGCCACGCCGGATATTGCAGTACATGACGATGTGATCCTGCAGTACAACAGTACGCCGGCAGTAAACCCACTTTATAACAAGGTGTTTGTCCGGGGTGAGCAGCAGGGTGTTATGTGTGGCGTTCGCCGCACTGGCACCGCTGGTGATGTTATAGCGCCCGATGTAGTAGACGCACTCATCACCGACAATCAGGCGGCCCGGATGCGTGGCACAGCCGAACTGGCAGATAGTGGCTACAAAGACGAGATCAGCATTGTGCTGCCGGTAATGGCTACCCTGCCCCCTTGCCTGCCCGGCTCATTGCTGGGCGTGGTATGGCAAACCGATAGCTATAAAGCCACTGTCGACAGCCTGGGCATTCGCGCCGAGCGCACAAATGACGGCGCCACCACAGTTCGCCAAACAGTAGGAGTATTGCGTAGCTATGAGTAACAATTACCAGCGGCTGCGGGTACTCACTGCCCGCGCCACCCGCACAGTAGCAACCGTAACCGCACATAATCCAGACGGCACCAGCGCCGTCGAACTTATGTCCGGCACCAGCATAACAGCGCTTGGTCAGGATGTTGCGATCGGCAGCAAAGCATATATAGAGGACGGCCGCATTATAGGCGCAGCAGCAGATCTGCCCTATGCCGATATCGACGTTTAGTTAAGGAGCTCAACATGTTTACAGTAGAAACCTGGAAAGGTAAGGAACAGTTTAAAACTATTTTAGACGCTGTCGTATCAGCGAGTATTTTCGAAATTGAGAAAGATAATAACGGGCAATTTCGTATGGTGGATGGTTCAGGGGCTTTTGATATCACATTGACTCGAGGGCAGCTTCTGGAGTTGGCGGAAGATTTAAAGAGGTTCGCAGGGGAATAGGAGGTCCAAATGGGCGCCCAGGTTATTGCAGAGATCTATCGGTCACAAGAGCTAGGCAGTACTTTTAGTGTGGCGTTTACTATTACCTACTTCGGCGATACTGCAAGCATTCAGGGGGTATCTGGTTCAATCTCACTGCTATGTGTCCGAGAGCTGATCGCCTACCTACAAACTAAACCAGGCATAACTCACCTAAGCTTTATCCGCAAAAAACCTGCCGGCGAAAGGCTGGTTAAATACCCTTTAAAGGGGCTTTGTAAGCAGAGTAGTACAGCTGTTGTCTTTGATCTTCTGACCTAATGCGCTACTATTCTTCGGTGAAACCAAACGGACTTGAAGGTAATCTTATGCGTAAACTACTAATATTCTCCGCCCTATTTTTTCCTGTCTGCGTCAATGCTCAAGTATATAAATGTGAAGTTGACGGCGTTGTTACATACAGCCAGCAGCCCTGTGCTGATAATGCAGAGTTAACTCAATATTCAACTGAAAACTCAGTTCAATCTGATCCACCCCAGGCAAACGATAGTGCAACACAAACGGCAAGGCCGACCCAACCAGCAGCTAACCATGAAGCTGAATTGGCACGTATTAACGAGTCAATCAGGAAGCGGAACATCAATACGGAAATTACCCGGTTAACTGCTGAGCGCAATCGTAAGATGCGAGAGCGTGACCAAAAAATGGCACAACTTCGCCGAACCAAGCAATCAGCTGCAAATAATCTGGCCGGTGCCACCTGGGAAGAGTCACTGTCAAAAGAGATGTCTGCAGTAGCTATGCAATACGATACCGACATCCGTTCTCTGGATAACCGCATCGATAGATTGAGAGAGGATTTAAAGCGCGATTAATCAGCTTCTGATTTGTTGCGAGAACCTCAACTGGCTATATGTTGTTCCCGAACTGTTAACATTAAGGGAGTTTTATGGCCAGCTTAAAGGGTGTTTGCGCAGAGGGTTTAGACTGTTTAAAAATCGATGCTTTGTTTAAACGAATAGAGCAATTTAAGTCGTTAACGGTATCAAACCCAGACCTGCTTTGCTTGATGAACTCAGCGGAGGAGCTATTGCACAGGCAGTCAGAAACTGGAGTTATTCATACGACAGCTGTGGCCTTAATAGTCAATGAAGTAGCTAGGCACCCGGATTGCCCGAATTTTCTCAAACTAACCTGCGGTTGCAGCTCGGCACTTTCTCAAACTAACCTGCGGACTTTCTCAAACTAATCGCGCGGCTACATCAGTCTCGTCCGCATAAATGAATAAGGCCCACGCTTTTGGCGTGGGCCTTATTCATTTATCTGGCGGAGAGAGAGGGATTCGAACCCTCGTTAGGGGTTAACCTAAACACACTTTCCAGGCGTGCGCCTTCAGCCACTCAGCCATCTCTCCGGGGCTTGCACTGCAAGCGCCGCTATACTAGGGAAAAAGCAGCGGCGGTGCAAGGGTTAAATGCGTTGGTCGCTGTTGTTGCCGCTATTTTAAGCAATCACAACTCAGGCGTTGCCCTTTACCTGTACCTTTTGCTCTTTGGCGAAATTCAACATCCGGTTAAGCGGTAACAGCGCCCGCTCGCGTAAGGCGGCGTCAACAAAGATCTCATGGCCGCTTGGGCTTAGCAGCGCATCCTCAATGGCTTTTAAGCCGTTCATCGCCATCCAGGGGCAATGCGCGCAGCTACGACAGGTTGCACCGTTACCGCCGGTTGGCGCCTCGACAAAGGTTTTTTCCGGCATTAACTGCTGCATCTTATAAAAGATACCGCGGTCAGTCGCAACGATAAAATGTTGGTTTGGTAAGGTTTGCGCCGCTTTAATCAGTTGGCTGGTGGAGCCTACGGCATCGGCCAGCTCCACTACGCTATCCGGTGACTCTGGATGCACCAATACGGCGGCTTCCGGGTGCTGCTTTTTCAGCTCACGTAGCGCATTGGCTTTAAACTCGTCGTGCACGATACAGGCGCCGTTCCACAGCAGCATATCGGCGCCGGTTTTCTTCTGCACATAGGCACCCAGATGCTTGTCCGGGCCCCACAGGATCTTTTTACCCTGACTATCCAGATAGTCGACCACGTCCAGCGCTATTGATGAGGTAACCACCCAATCAGCACGGGCTTTTACTGCCGCAGAGGTATTCGCATAAACCACCACCACTCGGTCAGGATGCTGATCACAGAATGCAGAGAACTCGGCGGCAGGACAGCCTAAGTCGAGCGAACAGGTCGCTTCCAGCGTTGGCATAATCACGGTTTTTTCCGGCGTCAGGATCTTCGCCGTTTCCCCCATAAATTTGACCCCTGCTACCAACAGGGTTTTTGCCGGATGCTGGTTGCCAAAACGGGCCATCTCCAGCGAATCTGACACACAACCACCGGTTTCCTCAGCCAGGGCCTGGATTTCCGGATCGGTGTAGTAGTGGGCGACCAGCACAGCATCTTTAGCGGCCAGCAGTGCTTTAATGCGCGCCCTGTAGGCCTGCTTTTGCTCGTCAGTTAATGGCACAGGCTTTTTCGGGAAACGGAAGTCCTGCTCAGAAAAATACAACGGCTGCTCCAT